TGATACTGTAAACTATAACGAAATTGTTTGGGCTGATTTAAAAATTGAAAAAGAAATAAAAAGAGGCAAAACAGTAAAAATAAAAATACAAGAGTTAAAAGGTATAGTATATAAAGAAATTAATAAAACATATAATAATCAAAAGGTTATTGATATAAAGGTTAAAGCTAGACTAGGATATGGAAATAATTAATTTATATTATGTTTGTAACTAAAAAAATATTATATTTGATAAATTTATTAAAACAAAAAAAAATGAATATTTTAAAAGAAGCTCAAAAAATTATATTTGATCGAGCAGAAGAAAAAGAAAGACAGTATGGTAATATTGATGATTCAATAGCTAAGGCTGCTCGTGTTGCGTCTGAATTATGTAACAAAGAAATAACTACAGAAGATTTTTATAAATGTATGGTAGCTTTAAAAGTATCAAGAATGGCATACAATACAAAAAAAGATACAATGCTAGATTGTGTAGGGTATATAGCTGCATTAGATAACTTTAAAAATAACGGATATGAGTAGTATATTTGAGCAACAGTATAAAACTTTACTAAATGAAACTTTAAAGCAGGGGGAACTTTGTGAAAATCGTACAGGAGTTAAGACCTATAAACAATTTAATAAATGTTTAAATATAGATTTAAAAGAGGGCTTCCCTATATTAACTGGTAAAAAGTTATTTTTTAAAAAAGCATTAGCTGAGTTTAAATGGATATATGAGGGGCGTACAGATCTTAATTTTTTACATAAGCACAATATATTTTGGTGGGATGATTTTGCTACAAATAATAGCTTAGGCAAAGTATATGGATATCAAATAAAGCAGTTTAACGGATTATTTAATCAAATAGATTATGCTGTAAATGAAATTAAAAATAATTCGCGTAGAGCTTTAATAACGCTATGGAACCCTACAGACTTAAAAGAACAAGCACTTCCTTGCTGTTATACTCAATTTAATTTCGTACGAGTTAATGACAAGTTAAATATGACAATGCATTTTAGGAGTTCTGATTTATTTTTAGGATTGCCTTACGATATAATAGTTGGTGCTTTATTTTTAAAAACTATAGCTGAAGAATGTAATTTAACTCCTTCAATTTTAGGCTTAAATTTAGCTGATGCACATATTTATGAATTACATACGCCTCAAGTTATTGAATACAATAAAGCAAATATTTATAAACTCCCAACTTTACAAGGTAAATACGGAAACTATTCTTTATTAAATTATAAGCACAATAAATTTATTAAGGCAGAATTAATAAAATAATATGTACTATATTTACCACATAGAAGGAAAAAAAGTAGGGTGTACAAATAATCCGTTTAAAAGAGTTACACAACAGCAAGGATATTATGATTATAAAATATTAGCTAAAACAAATTGTATAGACAAAGCATCTACATTAGAATTAGAGTGGCAAGCCAAATTAGGCTATAAAAAAGATATAAGAACTTATAAAGAAACTATTAATAATTTTAAAACAAAAAAAATGATACACGTAACAAATCAAACAATTACATTTAAGAAAACATTTAATAATAAATTAGATGGTTTTAAATTCCCTTCTTTTATAGAGGTTGAAGATTATATTATAGAGGTTAACAGTGAAATAAAAGACTTCTTAATTAATAACAACTTTAAATCTAAGCACAGCGAAGAGAGATATGTATATATACAGTCTTTAAAAAACTTCTGGGACGTTGTTAGTAAACCTAAAAATAATATTCAGATTTTCAATAATATAAGACAATGGGCACAAGACCGTGGTATATACGATAAGGGTAATTCGCATACGCAATATGTTAAATTAATGGAAGAAGCAGGTGAGTTGGCTCAGGCAATACTTAAAGAAGATAGTGCTGAAATAGAAGACGCTATTGGAGACATAGTAGTTGTATTAACTAACTTAGCACATTTACAAGCTATGAAAATTGAAGATTGTATTGAATCTGCTTATGACGAAATAAAAAATCGTAAAGGTAAAATGCAAAATGGTACATTTGTTAAAAATAAATAATAATAATATGAGAGCAACTTATTTACATTACGAGAACGGTAAAGGTTATGACGTTATAGACTTTATAAAAGACTATGAGCTAAACTTCAATAGGGGTAATATCATTAAGTACATTTGCAGAAGCGGTAAAAAAGACGATGAACTAAAAGACTTAGAAAAAGCAGCAGATTATTTAAGACGAGAGATAGAATATCTAAGAGAGCAACAACAACAATGGATAGAAAAAAACAAATAGAATACTATAAACAAATGGAACAAAAAGAACTAGAACACCAAGAACAAGTAAGAGGAGTACAAGATGACCCAATAAGTGAAAGACACTTAGCATATTTAAAATGCGTATTAATAAGTCAATTACTACTAGAAGCTAACGATGAATTAAAAGACAGTAAAGCATTTAAACAAAATGTAAAGCTACAAGTAAATAAAACATCAAAACTACTAGAGGATATATACCAAGACGGTTTTAATACTATATATCATAATAACCCTGAAATGTGTACGAATGTGCTAAACAAAATAGATAGCCTAATACATAAAATAAAAGTAGCTACTATTGATGAGCTAGTAATGATAGATGCTTTAGTAGATAACTACTTTCAAAACAAAGAAGAACATAATAAAAACCAAACAGCAGAATTTACAAAATTAGATTAATATGTATATAAATATAGAAATAAGAAATACAGACCGTAAAGACTATTATAAATTTCTTATAAACGGATTAGACTTAGGAACGTGGGAACGTTCAGACCTTAGGCACTTAATAGAAGTAATAGACAATAAAATATAAACAAAATGAAAACAGTAAAGCAAATAATACAACACGCAATAAATAACCCACATACAGAAACACAAATAGGTTCAAACTGTTGTAGTGCAGAACCAAGCCAATTAAGCGATAGCCTCTGCAGTGAGTGTTTAGAACATACAGAATTTAACTAAAATATAAAGAATGAGATTAGACTTATTAAAACAAGCAGTAAATAAAAAATTTGATTTAGACATAGAAAATAAATCAAGAAAAAGAAAATATGTATATGCTAGAAAAATATTCTGTAAACTTGCAAGGGAAACAGGTGCAACCCTAGAAGCAATAGGGAAAGAAATAGACAACAAACACGACCTAGTATTATTTCATTGCAGAACCATTGATGTAATAGAATATCAATATAAAGATAAACACGATGAACTAATAGACGAACTAGGGTTAAGTTTATCTACACCGTTTGGCAATATAGAAAAAGCAAAAATAAAAAAACAAATAGCACAAAAAACAGACAGCGAAACATTAAAGCGAATTAAAGACATTACAGACGTTTTAATAGACTGGGATGTAGAAACACTACAAGAGTTTAAACAAACACGCCTAGACCCATTTAATGCATCATTAAAGAATAGAATAATGCCTAAAGTAATAAAACAAATAAAAGGTGCTACATTAAACAAACGAGTTAAAAACCCTGTATTGTGCTAAAATAAAATAATTCTGTTTATATATTAATAAGATTGATTAAACAATTTATTTCAATATGGATAACAGAAAAAACAACGGAGGTGCTAGAGAGGGCGCAGGACGTAAACCAAAGGCACAAGAACAAAAACTTATAGAACGTTTAGACGCTATAATAGACAAAGACGAAGCACTAGGTAAACTAGGGGAACTAGTAGCTAAAGGCGATATGAGAGCCGTACAACTGTATTTAAGCTATCGTTATGGCAAACCTAAGGAAAGTGTTGATATTAATTCTAGTGAGGGATTAAACATTAATTTTAGAGATTTAATAAAGTTCGTTGATTAAAGTAAAAAAGAAATATATGCCTATTGTTGATTCAGACAGTAGGTATTTTATTGTAAGTGGTGGGCGTGGTTCTGGAAAGTCTTTTTCAGTAAACGCCCTTTTAGTGATGCTAACATACGAGCAGGGTCACACAATACTGTTTACACGTTATACATTAACATCAGCTTATATATCTATCATTCCAGAGTTTATAGACAAGCTAGAGCAGTTTGGCTCAATAGCAGATTTTCATATTACCAAAGATGAGATATTAAATAAAAAGACAGGAAGCAAAATAATATTTAGAGGAATAAAGACTTCAAGTGGCGACCAAACAGCTAACTTAAAATCTTTACAAGGTATTACTACGTGGGTAGTTGATGAAGCAGAGGAGCTAGTGGACGAGCAGAAATTTGATACTATTGATTTATCAGTAAGACAGCAAGGTAAACCAAACAGAATAATATTAATACTAAACCCAACCACAAAAGAGCATTTTATATACAGACGTTTCTTTGAAGATAGAGGGGTTCAAGAGGGGAGCAATACAACTAAAGAAAATACTACATATATACACACCACCTACCAAGACAACATAGACAATCTATCTAAAAGCTACATAGAACAAATAGAGCAAATGAAGATAAGACGTCCAGAGAAGTATAAACAACAAATGTTAGGTTCGTGGTTAAACAAAGCAGAGGGAGTTATATTTAATAATTGGAGTGTAGGGGAATTTAAGCATATAGGCACAAGCGTATGGGGTCAAGATTATGGTTTCGCAGCAGACCCTAGTACTTTAGTTGAGGTTAATATTGATAGCGCAAATAAAAGAATATATTTAAAGGAGTGTTTCTACTTGCAAAGACTAACAACTTCACAAATAGCACAACTTAATTTAAAACACGCTAGAGAGGGTTTAATAGTTGGGGATAGTGCAGAGCCTAGACTACTAAGTGAAATAAAAGCAAAGGGGTGTAATGTGCGACCAAGCATAAAAGGACAAGGAAGCATAACCTATGGTATTAGCTTATTACAAGACTATGATATTATAGTAAGTCCTGATAGTACGAACTTAATTAAAGAACTAAACAATTACAGGTGGCTAGAAAGAAAGTCAAATACACCAATAGATAATTGGAATCATTTAATAGATGCGGTTCGTTATGCAGTAGGCTTCCAACTACAAAACCCAAACAGAGGCAAATATACAGTATCTTAATCTGTTGAATAAAAAAAAATAAAAAAAAGTTAATTAAATGTTTATTATTCCAAATAAAGGTGTATCTTTGTAGGGAACAAAAACAACAATATATTATGAAAATACAGGATACATACAAAAACGGACAAAGATACTTAGCTAATAACGGAGTCGTTATAATAGCTTTTGAGTATAGAAGAGAGACTACTGAGGCAGAGCAGAGTTTGTTTGGATTAGACCCTATAGAGGTCACTTATGGTTTCTTTGGGGTAAGAAAAGACGGCATCACAATAGACAAAAGAAAAAAAGCCGCTGCACCTCACGAGAGTTTCTTAACTTATGAACTTATCTAAAAACAAACAAAATAAATAAATTAACCCTTGCAGAAATGTAGGGGTTTTTTTGTATCTTATAGTTACTAAAATAAATTAAAAAAGTTTATATATTAATATGGAAGTAAAGTTAATTATACCAACATCATTGAATGAAATAACTCTAGGGCAGTATCAAGAGTTTGCAAAATTAGATATTACAAAGGAATTAGAGGTGCAATCTAAGATGATTGAGATATTCTGTAAAGTGCCTGTCGAGGTTGTGCGTTCAATGAAAGCAAAGGATATAACGGATATCTGTACTATTATAAATAATATGTTTGACGTAGAACATCAAATGTTAAATAGGTTTAAGTTAAACGGCAAAGACTACGGTTTTATTCCAGATTTAGAAAATATGAGTTTTGGGGAGTACGTTGATTTAGATACCTACATAGGGGATAACGATAATTTGCATAGGGCTATGAATGTTTTATATAGACCTATTGACTTAAAACAAGGGCAAAGATATACATTAAAAGAATATGACCCAGATATAAATGAAGATGCAAAGAACTATCCTTTAGATGCGTGTTTTGGTGCTATGGTTTTTTTTTACGATTTAGGCAAAGACTTATCGACAGTTATCCTGAACTCTTCGAGCAAACAGAACGAGGAGAACTTAGCGCAGTATCTGGGTTCACTTCAAAATGGGGGTGGTACAATTCCATCTATGCAATCGCTAACGGAGATATTACAAGATTTGAAAATATCGTTAAACTAAACGTACACGAATGTTTAACATACTTAACATATACAAAAGAGAAAAACGAAATAGAAGCAAGGAATATAAAAAATAAATTCAAATGAGCCAAACAGGAGTAAGAGGGTACTATTTATTAACCCAAGCTATTAAAGATGCTTTACTAGGAGATGTAAATGTAAACACCGTTACAGAGGGAGATTTATTTGATATTGATTTGTCTAAGCAGTCTATATTCCCTTTATCGCATTTGATTATAAATACAGTTACAGCACAGGAAAGTGTTTTAAGGTTTAACATTTCTATACTATCAATGGATATAGTAGATGAAAGTAAAGAGCCTACTTCTGATATATTTATAGGAAACAATAATGAGCAAGATGTACTTAACACACA